GGAGGTTGGCGCGCACAACATGCATGTGCTGGCCTCAGGCTCCAAGTTTGAAGCCCTCTCGGCTGAAGGCTCTACCCTGGACGGTCTGAACATCCATTTCGGATGCGTGGACGAGTTGCATGCGCACAAGACGCGTACCGTCTACGACGTGGTCGAAACCGGTACCGGCAAGCGAGACAACTCGTTGCTCTGGGTGATCACCACCGCAGGGAGTAATCGCGCCGGCATCTGCTACGAGGTTCGGACCTTCGTGACCAAGTTGCTCGATGGGGTGTTCGAAGATGACACCCAGTTCGGAATCATCTACGGCTTGGACGACGGGGACGACTGGACTTCCGAGAGTGCGCTGATTAAGGCCAACCCCAACTGGGGTATCTCAGTACGACCGGAAGTCCTGGTGCCGCTGCAGGCCAAGGCCATGCAGTTGCCCAGTGCGGTCAACAACTTCAAGACCAAGCATCTCAATGAGTGGGTCAACGCGGATACCGCGTGGATGGACATGCGGGCCTGGGATGCCTGCGGCGACTCGACTCTGGACATCGAGGCCTTCACTGGCCAGCCTTGCTGGATTGGACTGGATCTGGCCAGCAAGACGGACATCGCCGCGTTGGTGCTGGTGTTCCTGCATCCTGAGATGGCGGACGCCTACGTGGTCTTTGGCAAGTACTACCTGCCCGAGGAGACGGTAGCCGCCGCTGGCAACAGCCAGTACGACGGCTGGATGCGCACTGGGCGTCTGACCGTGACGCCTGGCAACGTGATCGATTTCGGCTGGATTGAGGCAGACCTACTGGAGATGGCCTCGCGGTTTGAGGTGCAAGCAGTGGCATTCGATCCGTTCCAGGCCACGCAACTCTCAACCCGAATGCTGGCCGAAGGCCTGCCCATGATTGAAGTGCGACCGACGGTACTGAACTTCAGCGAGCCGATGAAGACGCTTGAAGCCCTGGTGCTTCAGAAGAAGGTCACCCATGACGGCGACCCGGTGCTTACCTGGATGGCCAGCAACGTGGTCGCCCACCTGGACGTCAAAGACAACATTTACCCACGCAAGGAGCGGGCAGAGAACAAGATCGACGGCATCGTGGCACTGATCATGGCGCTCTCGAGGGCTATCAAGCCCGGGGAGAACGTGGTGCTGGGATCCGACTACGAGTTGATGCTGCTCTGAGCTGATGGGACTACTGAGCTTCTTTGATCGATTTCGGGCGTCCAGCGATGACCGATCAGCTTGGGGCGATTTTTGGTTTTCACCCGTCACAACACGCAGCGTTTCCGGCATGCGGGTCTCGGCTGATTCGGCCATGCGTCTGGCAGCTGTCTACGCCTGCGTGCGGATCCTCTCGGAAACGATGGCATCGCTTCCCTTGGTTCTTTATCGCCAGCGCAAGGACGGTGGTAAGGACCGGGTGACCAACCACTGGCTGTACCAGGTGCTGGCCAAGCGCCCCAACCGTTACCAGAATCCTTTCGAGTGGCGAGAAATGCTCCAAGGGCACCTGGCCCTTCGTGGCAACGCCTTCTGCCAGATCATCACCGATGGCCGGGGCGAAATCACCCAACTTGTTCCCATCCACCCCGATCGGGTGCGGATGGAACTGCTAGATAGCGGGGAGTACCGCTACCGGGTGCGCAACCAGGGCGGGCAGGAGATGCTGCTGCCCCGGGGACAGGTCTGGCACCTGCGGGGCCTTTCGTCAGATGGGCTCTTTGGCCTGAGCCCCATCGAATTGGCTCGGGAAAGCCTGGGGATGGCGCTGGCTGCCCAGGACTATGGCGCCCGGTTCTTTAACAACGACGCCAAGCCCACGGGCGGGTGGATTGAGTTTCCCGGGACCTTTAAGGACCAGGAGGCTAAGCGGGTGTTCCGCGAGTCCTACCAGGCGGCCCAGTCAGGAGCCAACCGGGGCAAGGTACTCGTTCTTGAAAACGGCATGAAGTTCCATGAGGTGGGCGTTACGAACAAGGATGCTCAGTTCCTGGAATTGCGCAAGTTCCAGATCACGGACATCGCGCGTCTGTTTCGGGTGCCGCCGCACATGATCGCGGACCTGGACAGGGCAACGTTTTCCAACATCGAGCAGCAGAGTCTGGAGTTCGTTATGCACACCATGACGCCCTGGGCCGAGCGCTGGGAGGCCTCGATCGAAGCTGACCTGATGCTCGATGGCGATGAGCTGGAAGTCGAGTTCGACTTTGCCAACCTCATGCGCGGGGATGCGGCCAGTCGCTCGGCTTATTACCAAAGCGGTATCCAAAACGGCTGGCTCACCCGCAATGAGGCGCGGGTGGCTGAGAACCTCAACCCGATCGACGGGCTGGACCAGCCGCTTCGGCCGCTGAACATGGTGCAAGAGGAAGACGCCCAAGAAGTGGACGGAGCCGATGAGGCTCAGGAGGGTGAGCCCCCTGAGCTGCGGGGAGGCGAGGGCGCTCACGACCAAAGTGAAGACGCCCAAGCGCCTCCCAACCCCTTGTTCCGGCGCCTTAGGCGTCTGGTCGAGGCCAACGCCGGGCGCCTGGCCCGGCGAATCAGCAAAAAGGCAGCCCCCGGCGCCTCGGCGCTTTCTCTTGCAACGACGGATCTGGAGCTAATTGCCTCTGCTCTGGGCCGCGATCTGGCAGCGGTTCAGGCCTGGGCCTGCGACCTGCCGATACCCCTAAACGAAGCTGCCCTGGTGGCAGCACTCATCGACCTTGGAACCCACGAATGAACAAGCAGCTGCTCCTAAGCGAATTTTTGACCACGCCTTGGGCCCTGATGCCCGAGCGCTTGCAGGCCATGGCCGGGGTACTCTCCCGCTGGCAGGCGGGCGATCTACCCTCTGAAGAGACCCTGCTCCAGGTCAATGCCGACCGGCTGATCCGGGAAAGCCGCAAGCAGTTCGCCTCGGCCAATGCCGGGGCAGGCATTGCCGTTCTTCCCATGTACGGTGTCGTGACCCAGCGAGGCAACATGGTCGATGACATCTCAGGCCCGGGCAGCACCAGCACCCAGCAGTTCGCCGCCGCCCTGCGCCAGGTGCTCGCCGACGAAACCGTGGGCCAAATCCTCATCGACATC